CATCGTCTCCAAAGCCTCCTGCGTCTGAGGCGAATAGGTAGGCTACGTAGGTTGCACCTGAAGTTGTTAAGCCAGCCGCCGAAACAACGGAAAAGGTTGTGTCTGTTGCTCCCCATAACGTCATGCCGCCGTTTGCTTCTCCTGCTGTTGATTCTAAAAAAATGTAGTATTGGTTGGATGTCATGTCTTTGTGCCACACCCACCAACTGCCTGTGCTGTCAGTCCGCTTTACCATAATTACTGCGGGGGTGCTTTCCAGTGAGTGCGAAATTGTCTGTGTTGCCGAACCATCCCCAGTATAAGTCACAACATCAAAGAACTTCTCAGCCTTGCGGAATGTCCAAGAGACGTAGTTATAAGAGCTATCATTTACACCTGCATCAGTAGTACCAATAGCGTAACCATCACTGTTAAAAGATGATGGCATATTGGTCATTGTATATTCGGCGTATGTTCCATCAGTATTTAATACTTTTCCTGCTCCACGCTCAGTATCTACTAATATATGCGTTCTAGCAGTGCCGTCTCTTCTTTTAGTCCAAATTAATCCACCTTCACCGGACAGATCAATATCATTGGTTATTGTTTTAGATGCAGATGCGCCTTCATACAAATAAGTAGAGAACACATCCTCAACGTACAGAGACTCACCTGCATTACCCGCCGCCGCTGTTAGAGCTTTAGTTAATTTGCTCATGCGTTACTCCTAAACGTAGCTGCCAGTGTAAGCGCCGTAGAGCGTAGACGAGACTTTCCAGAACACCAGTGTGTCCTTAGCAGTCAGCGTAGGAGCGACGTTGCCGCCAGAGGTTACCCAAGTCATCGTAGGCCACGTTACTGTGTAACTAGCACCTGCTTCGAGCTGTAGGACTATTGCGTCACCAGAGCTTAGGGAGTCTGTGAAGGTCGTGTTAGCCGCTAGAGTCTTGGTCTGTACTGCGCCGTTGGTAGCGTCAAAGGCCACACCTGACAGAGCGTATACAGTGTCTCGTATGGTCTTGTTGGTAAACGTGTCAGTGCTAGTCGCTGTGACTAGGGCTGTGACTCCGTCTAACAAGTTAAGCTCTGTGGCAGTTGAGGTGACACCATCAAGGATGTTCAGCTCTGCCGTAGTGACGGTAGCACCGTCTAGAATGTTTAGCTCAGCCGTAGTGACAGTGGCACCGTCAAGGATGTTCAGCTCAGCAGCAGTAGAGGTTACCGCAGTACCGGCAATGGTAAGCGTAGACAGGTTAGGCGCAATCGCCGTAGTGCCGTCTAGCAGATCATCTAGCAAGTCTAGGTCAGTATTGAGCTTAGTGCCCCAGGTGTCGTCAGATGCACCGACCTCGGGTTTAGTTAAGCCATAGGTTGTGGTGGTTGTATCAGCCATCGTTAGTCACCTCGGTAATCAGATTCCGTCCACGTTTCGGACGCATTAATTTGCTCTATCCACTTGTACCTAGCGAACGTGCCGACATCTGTGTCGGAGGTATCACTAGCAGAGAATGGTCTAATTCTAACATAGTTTATTGCTACTGAAGCCGTAACGCTATCTGCTGCCGCACCCACTATAGACATGAAGCCCTGAGCGGTTGCTAAAGACACGCTAGCGTCCGTTATGTCACCTAGTCTTACTCTGACCCCGATTGTCGTTACATTAGAATTAGATGAGTCAATGGAGCTTCCTAATCTAACGCGCTCGTAGTCAGCCTGTGTAACGCTTGAGGTTACTGATACGGCAGATGCTCCTATCCATAATTGAGGATAGCCATATCTAGCGATTGAGTAGCGACCAGTACCGTAGCCTTTTCTTAGTCTGTAATCGTACTCTGCACCACCGTAAACGTAGACTCCAGACACGGTAACAGAGGCCGCCGAGCTGTCTGCTACGGAGGACTCATATACCTGCGGATAGCCATACCTTGCTACGTTGTATTGACCAGTGCCGTAACCGGCTCTCAGCGCCATTAGTCTAGCGTGATGTCCAGATCACCAGTAGGGATACGGAAGACGTCCCCTGTGGCAATAGCCTTGGCAGTCGTAAGGACCGCATGGACTAGCATAGTGCCGCCGCTAGAGGCAGTGAATACGCCAATGTGGCTCACCGTGCCCCAATCCGCAGTAGCAGCAGGAAACTCTACCGCGCCGCTGTTGCTAGCCGTGTCACCTGTTACGGTGAACGTGGCCGCTGTGCGAGCGTATGAGCCGCCTGTGACCTCTGTACCGGCAGCGCCAGTGTCAGTGGGGTCGGATGTAAACAGGCCGATATACCACGCTGTAGGGCGTGTGACTGCGTCTGCTGTTAGTCCCCATGAGAGGACGTCTGTTTCGAACGAGTTAGTAAAGCTCATCTAATAGCTCCTGATCTTTAAACGTAGTCCAGAGCCGCCTGACTTGGCTTTATCGCTCTGCAAATTAGTTCCTGCTACAGCGCCAGAGTATAACATACTCCAGACCGCCATTCGGGCGTCATCCTTCAGGTACGGTGCAGACTGCATAAGAGCCCCATACAGGTAGGCATCTGGTGACATCTCTAGCAGCCAGTTAGAGGCGTTAGAGTCTGATAGTGGCTCTAGCTCTGCGTAGTACAGTAGCTCGCCGCTATAGGTAGTGTCTGGCGTAGGGAAGACCTCAATGGCCTCGCCTGACATAGCGTAGTATCTAGGTTTGCCCTGGGCGTCATTGCTCTCCATACGGAATTGCAGCATGTCGTCTAGGGCAACGAGCTCTAGCCGGGTAGATCTGCCGTCGTCAAGATGGAAGCGAACAGGCTCGAGGAAGTCTGCCGGTAGCTGTGAGTACCTTGTGTCTATCTGACCCTCGGAACGCTTCTGCATCTTGTAGTGACGCACCTCACGCTCCATCTGGGCCTCTGCCAGAGAAATGAACGTAGGGATGACAGCCGTCAGGTCGTCTCGGTTGAGGAAGTCAGCGATGCTTGACTTAAGCTCTGTGTAAGTTGTGATTGCCATTTCTATGTCCTATAATCACGCTCTTGCGATTTATTTCCTACTTTGCGGCATACAGCTAAAGGGAGCCACACTATGATCACACCAGAGCACGACGAATTATTCCAGGCTAAACTCCGTCGGTTCCACCGCCGTCTCGACGAGATTGTTGCTGAGTCAAGGCAGCGGTTCCAATTGCAGCAAGGACCACCACCGGAAGTATACCCTGATTCACAAGTTCTTGAACGCGACCAATGCCACCTTCGGCTACTGCCTGACGAGTCGTCATCATAATCTGACTCCTAACACCAAAATCTGGGAATTCCTTAACTAGGGTGGCATCTAGCTGCTCTAGGCCAGGTGCTGCCTGTTGTGCCGCTGCACTAAGAAGACCTGTTACCCCAGATCTCTCTATTGCGGGCAGGTATTCGCTTGGCTTGAATGCCTCAAATGATCCCACCAGGTCTCCGCTGTTTACTCCAAACTCTGGCTTAGCATCTAGCTCTGCCTTTGTTATCTGCCGAAGTTTAGCCTGCCACCCTTTGGCAACCGCTTCTGCATCATTTGGGTCTATCTTGTTTGACTTTGCCCAATTAGAGAGATCGTCAACAACAAGGTAATTCATTCCGTAGTCCGTGTTGGTAGGTATGATTGCCCCGCCGAACTCTTCGTCTAGCCTTGCGCCGACAGAAAGCATTTGCGCCTGCTCTGCGGGCCTACCAATATCTACCATTGCAGCATTGCGCTCAACGAGCTTGCCGCCGGGTCTAACAAAGTTATAGCCAACAGACTCCTGGCCTCTGAGCAGCCCATGAGTTGCTGCTATACCTTCTAGTAAACCCCTTGAGGCAGGATCTATTTGATTTGATCCAGTAGAGGGCGCAGCCATTACCCTAATGGTATCCGCAGGAGCTGAGGCACCCTTGTAGTATCCATAGCCAGGAGCCGTTGGTCGCGTTAAACCACCTGCGGCAAGGGATATCATGTCCTGGCCCTGTTCGTTGCTTAGAATGCGTCTCTGGCCCTCTTGTAGCAGTTCGGCATACATTGGGTTGTCTTGTGATCCCGCTAAGTGCATTAACCCTTTAGCAGGCTCAGACTCTACATTGATATTGGCCGTCAATGGGCGCAGGTTGTCAGAGAAGTCATAGGCCGCTGCGCCTACACTCGTTCCCTCAGACAGTGCTTTAGTGTCAACCCAAATAGATGCCTGCACTTTTTCTGGCGTCCAGTTAGTGAACCCACCAACCTTGTTTTCGTTAGCCCAATCAACCAGGTTGTTGATTTCTTTGTCCATGAAACGGTGTTGAGCCTCGCCCAATCCTTCACTCCAGATTTCGCCCTCTGGGGTCCTATAATCAAACGCTCTAGCCATCCATAGATCATTAGTGGGCCTAGAGGCAGACTCGCCAGGAGGCACGTTGAGAGCTTCGTAGAACGGTCCACGCTTAGGTCCGAACTCGGTAGGCACGCCAGACAACATTCCTTGAACGCCTGCCGCAGCATTGGTAGGGAATCTTCCTGTGTCTATTTGATTGCCGGTAATTGCTTGATTGAAGCCGCGCACAGCAAATGTCTGGTTGGCAGGCACAGATGCCCCGGCAGATGTCAGAGCAACCGTTCCAGAGTACAGATCCTTGTAGCCCTCACGGCCACCAGTAAGCTCAGAGGCTGTGCGTGAACTCTTCTCGTACCAATCTCGCCCAATAGTGCCCCTGGATAGAGAGTTTTGAAGATTCTTTCGCATGTTGCCGAGAGCTTCTTCGCTATCTACGTTGCGAGGCGCTCCTCTGTATGCTCCGGTGGTGCCTACTCGCTCTGCCGTTTTAACTTGCTTTGGCACTGTCTGAACTATGTTTGCTCTTGGTAAATCAGAGAGAGTTATGGCGGGCTTGGCTTTGTTTAATATAGAGCGAACAATTGTCTCAGAGCCCTGAGCTGCGGGGCGACCCCCAGGTATTATAGACATAAGACCAGTGCCTGTACCTATAGCAGCCTCTGCCATGTTGCCTTGCTTATATGCGTTTTGAGCGTCTAAGAGATCTACCGCACCAACAATAGCGCCAGGGCCAAAGTCCATTGCGCTCATTATTGTTTGTGCTCTACGCCTTGCGACAGGATCAGTATTCTCGCCCATCATATTGAGAATGCCAGAATGCATCCTGTCTCGTAGATTCATGTCCCGAGGGATGATCTGGTCAGGAATTGCAGAAGGGTATGGATTTCTGAGCCTGTCGTAAAATTCTTTTTGCAACCTACCTTGTATGTCTCTAAGGTCTGCCATGTTATGTCCTCATGTACCGATGCCATAAGTATAACACAGACTAAGCGATCCCTCGGATGTTGCGACGGATAGGTGCTCCCCAGACGTGTGTAGGCTTGTAGCCCACTGCCAGGTAGCGGAAGGAGTCTGCTGCGTGTGAGGTCCAATCGTGCAGGGGTCTGCCTCGCCAGTGCTTGCCGTTCTCGTCCCAGTCCCGGCGATACTGCCTCAGAGCATCAATACCTCTCTCGCACCGCTCCTCGTCGAACCAGCACTGAGGGATCATAGAGCGGACCTGCTGAATGCCATCCTCAATGCCAAGCATAGGCGCGACTATGACGTTGCTTAGGCCTAGAGACTGCAATACCTCGAGCCTAGACTTGCCGGTGCCGAGCTCTTTGACCCGGACGTCGTGAGGGAGGATGTGTTGGTCGTAGGTGTAGCCCTTGCCCTGTAGCACTTGCACATAGTGGTCTAGGGCGCAGCCAGAGTTCTCGTAATAGTCAATGATGCGGATCTCTTTGCCGATATACTGAGCGAACCAGATAGAAGTCGTGTCAGCCATGCCAAGGTCCCAAGAAGTCACCACCGCAGCAGACTTGTCATAGGGCACGGCGCAGAGCTTGCCGTCTGTCTTAGCCTGTAGCATCTCTAGAGCGTAGTAGCTGCCCTCAATGTGGATGCGGAAGTCACCCTCCCAGACGTGCTGATAGATGTCTGGCCGCTTGTCTAGGTCCTCTAGCCTTGCCTGTTCTAGTACGTCAGGGAACCACGGATTGTCAGACCACTGGAGTTCAGCGATCTTGGCATCATTAGGCGGGTCTTCACGGAATCGCTTGTGCGTTGCTGAGTTCTTGCTCTCCGGGTTCCACGTCACCCAGATCTCTGAGTCGTGCTCTCGGACCGATGGGATAAGCTTCTGCCAAGCAACCTCGCTTACACTCTCTGCCTCATCCACCCAGGCCAAAAGTAGGCGAGACTTAGACTTTAGAGAGTCTACGTTAGTGCGTAGGCCAGAGAAGGCGTAGTTGATGCGGCCATCCTTGCTACGAATGTAACGCTCTCCCACCTCGTAGTAGTCAGCTAGAAACTTCACCGAGCTGATGGCAGCCTTGATCTCCTCCAGGGACGACTCGCTAAGAGAGTTTAGGTGCTCACGGCCGCAGAGTATGATCCCCTCACGGCCAGACTTGCCTTCCTGGTAGCCACGCAGAGCGGTCATTAGAGCGAAGGTGCGGGTCTTGCCTGACCCACGGCCACCATAAGCGCCACGGTATCTAGCCTTGCCCTCAAAGACAGGCACTAGCTTGTCTGGTAGATCAATCGTCGCTGCTGTCATCTGCCCGCACTCCCCTCAGCACAATGCTGGTCGGGGCCAATGCGCCATCAGAGCTCGTCACGTCCTGCTCAACGCGATCTGAGTAGCCGTGCTTGGTTAGTATAAGCTTGGTGATAGTCGGGTTAAAATCGCCTGTGAGGCCGTTAGAGAAGAGTTCCTTGGCCTGCCTAGCCATTAGGCCCTCTAAAATGTCCAAAAAGTCTCTGTTTTCTGTCTTCCAGTTGTAGATAGTAGACCTTGATACATCTAGATACACAGCTAATCCCTCAATAGTCGGGATCACTTCGCTCTGTAGCATGTAGTCCTTAGTAGCATACTTAGCCGCCTTCTCTATTAGAGCGTCGGTCAGCTTAGACGGCCTGCCTGTAATCATAATCTTATTCCGTAGTGAATTTCCAAGTGTCGAACAATTTTGACAATCTCATCTAAGTAAGTTTCTTTATCGACCGGGTATCCCTTGCTTCTAAGGACTTGTTTTATCTCGTCCCTGGTCAACGGTAGTGGCTTGTCCTCGTCAATCATTATCATTTGAGTTTCGCTACTTGCCTTTCGGCTTTCGCTTTTTACCTTTTCCGTACATCATCTAGCTCCTGTAAAATTTTTAATTAAGAATTCATTTCTGTACTGTAAAGGCAATCTATCATCAAACATAACAAAATTACACCAATCCATGTCTGCACAGCATTAGTGTTGTTTTTAATCTTCAGTATTCTGATAATTTTCTCGCTCGCGGACCATAATCATGCTTCGCTTTACTCCGCTAAAACCGACACATAATCCTGTAGGAATTTTCTGTATATGACCACCATTTTCTAAGAACTCCTTAACTTGTTGATCTAATTGGAGTTGCAGTTCTTTTTTGTTTTCTTGAGCTCGCTGCTCATACCTACGCATGAATTTCCGTTTCATCGAATGGATCCCATTCTAAATGCTGATTTAGTTGAGGGATGTTATTCCGCTTTCTGAGCTCCCTTCTTGCAATGCTCACTTTAAGCGCCTTTCTGTCGCTGTACTTGACACGCTCACCCCTCTTCATCGCCGCGTATGCTATCACAATTAGGGTTGAGTCCCAGTTTTCAGTTTTTTTAAGCAACCAATACGGGTCATGAGTGCGCTGCATGGGCTCTGCGAATAGTACATCTATCGGCAACCCAAGAGCCTCTACTACGTCGCGACCATTAGCCCCGCAACTGTGACAGTGCGCCAGGACCTTGCCGTCTTTCTCGGTAATACTCATAGACGGAGACTTATCGTCATGAACCGGACAGCAAGCCGTGTAGTTCTTTCCTGATTTACGCACTTTTGTTAACTTATCAAGTATTTCGTCTAGCATAGCTGTTCCTAATAATTTTGCTTTTTATGAAGTTGAGCACGTCATCGCTTTGCGGATTCCTGGCGATAGGGTCAATGCCCCGAGGCCAGACCTTGAACTTATCCCTGTAAGTGTGAGCCACCCATCCTGCTTGATAGCCGCGAATCTGTGCGTAGCCGACGAGCTCTTGATAGAACCGCGTCTTGTCCTCCATCGTAACCTTCTCAACCTTGCTGAGTATCTGGTCGTCATGGTAGATAGACTCATTGTGCGGTATCTCGTACCCACAAGCCATACAGCGCCGGCCAGTAAACAAAGAGCTGCACTGCGGGCAGGTGTGCATCTTGGGCTCTTTCTCTTCCTTCTTCGTCTGATTCTCTTCTCTGAACTTCTTCTCGCCATCATCCAAACTGACCGGAACGATGTCCTCAGGGAAGCCGTGGCGGCGAAGATTGCCCGCGAAATCTAAGTACACGCTGTCCTTCTTGCTTTCCGCTGTGCGCCAAATACGGCCACTTCGCTGCACGAACATAATCTTACTTTTCACTGGATACATATCACACAAAAGCGACACCCCTGGCTCATCGTATCCGACCGAGAGAAGCATCGAGTTGCAGAGTAACTGAAAGTCTCCTGCTCTGTGAGCCTCGTAGAGCGCCAAGCGTTCCTTCTCAGGCGTGTAGCCAGATATGTGCTCCGCTGATATGCCTTGAGCGTTGAGGGCCCTACAGAGCGATTTTGACTGCTCTACGGACGGCGAGAAGCAGATACCCATGCGTCCCTGCCCGTGTCGCTTAATGTTCTCAACAACGTCACCCTCTAGCACAGTGTCTTTTTCTATCGCTTCCGCAAGCGACTTCGGGTTCCACTCTGACCCGCCTGTCGGCAGCGCCTTAGTCTTCACCCCCTTAGTGTCTATAGTGTGCCCGGCGTAGTACGACGTGGGAACCAGGTAGCCCTGAGAGATGAGCTTCCGCGGAGTTATAGGCACCACTAAGTCGTCGAATATCTTACCAAGACCCTTGCTCATCGGAGTCGCGCTTAAACCCATGTAGTAAATCCCCATGTTGCGTCTGTCCATTAGCTTTTGAAGGCCCTTGAACACTGTGTGCGCCTCGTCGATTATCATGATTGAGTAGTCCGGGACGTGCTTTCGTCGAATAAGACTCTGAACAGAGCAGACCTGGATTTTAGCGTTGGGATTGTAGCGGTAGTCGTCCCCCTGGATAACGCTGAACTCGGCGCCCAGCTTCTCAAGCGCCTCACACGCCTGGCTGACGAGCTTGACGCGATCACATACGAAGAATCCACGCTTGCCTCGCTTTGCAGCCTCCATGAGTATCCAACAGGCCACTAGCGTCTTCCCGAATCCACAGGGTGCGCTTAGGATGGGTCGCTTGCCCGCAGCGAGGGATGCCCTGACCTGGTTGATGGCGTCAATTTGATGGGGTCTAAGCTCAATCATTTTCTACTTTAAATACCTTCTCACCACAGAAAAAACAGATGACTTCTTCAACTTCTGTATCTGAATGCATCTGCTGCTCGTGTCCGTTTTTACAGCTGACTATAACTAGGTCCTCCGGTACATAATCCATCACTTTCTCCCTAATGAGTCCCACTCGTTGTAGTAATTCATTCGCAAGCCTCGTCGTAGTAGCCTCGACGAGCGATGCCACGATATTCGGGCCAGCCCGATTCGCCTTGCTTAATTTCTGCTAGTTCTTGCACATATGCCTTCAAAGCACCAAAAATTGCATCGTGCAGAGCTGTTTGTGCAAGGCTTAAATCAGACACTCTGCCTTTAAAAGCAAAATTCAGCAAAGCCCACGAAATTTCTGCGCTATCAGCTTCTATGAAAAGCGCGTTGTGAAGATTATCGCCACAATCAGAACAGGTTAGAAAATCAACCAGCATTCCATTTATGTCGTCTTCGCTGACGATATCCCAATCAATGCAGTCATCACGCTCAATAAGTGCCAAACCTTCGTTTTCCACCCAGTTCTTGATGGAAACTCGGTGATTTAATTCGTTAAAAATAAGCATGTAATTCCCCTAGTTGTTAAATTTATAAGCGCCCCTTGCGAGGCGCGGTTGTTGTTAAATGACGTTATGAGCCACTTGCGATGCTTAATGCGTGATTTTCATGGCATGAGAATCACACTCGAAGCAGAGAAAATTCATTAGAAAACACCAAAAAAGGCAGCAAAAACAAAAAGTAAAAGAATGCTCCAACAAACCGCAGATAGTATTTCGTGCATGATATTTTTCATTTATCCTGCTCCTTTTTCGTAAAAGCATTAACAGATTGGTACTTGGCTAAAATAATTCTTGCTGGCTGACATGTAAAAGAGTCGGGTTTATATTCCCCGCTAATTGTGTCTTCCATTAAGTTGTGCAATTCACTCAATATATCAACCAACTCATCCCTCTCATTCTCTAAGCGGGTGATGGTGTACTTCTGATCAACAATTAGGTTTTGAAGCTGAACCAATAAAGACGTACTGACAAAACAGTGTGATTCATTTCCATGCTCTAACGCAGATTCGATATTCTTCAGCAAATCATCCTTCGCCAGCTCGCTTGCATCACTACTGGTGGCGGTAGAGGGGAGGGCAGAGAGGGCATCTTTAATTCTGAATGCTTCATCGAATTTAAGGTTGTAGCCGGTGAAGCCCTTTTCTCCTCTGTCCCCGTCATCAAGCCAGTCTAATAAAGGTACGCTCGCCAGATCGCTTGCGTTGCTGGTATCCGGCTTAGTGGAGAGGCACTTACCACATTTGCTGAACTCATTTAGCATTCCCCCACATTTCTGACAGTAAAACTCTGAGGGTTTCTGAATGTTGCGTATAGCGGTTGCTGCTTCGTCGATCTTATTTGCTCGATCTTCACACCTTGCAGAATCAAGAGCCTCGCCGCGCTTTGCTGCTGGATTGGCTAATCTCCAGAATTGCGCCTCTCTTCTAAGCCATGAAACCAACTCCCCATGATCGCTCACGCTGCCACTAGGGGGGCGGTTGAGGGCTTCGGTAGCTCTGAGGGCGTGTTTATAAGAAGTGCAGCAAACATTCCACTCAGCGCCTTTTGTTCTGTCATATATGTTGCAGCCTATTCTGTAGTACCGCTCATTGCTGTTATCACTCATTGTCTTTCTCCAGTGCTGCTTGCCACGCCTTTTGGGCTATGTAATTCATGCGGTCAGAAATGTGGAACTTGATAGTAGACTCTCCGAACCATCTGGAAACTTGAAGCTCGCTAGGCCCATCACTACTGGCAACGGGTGCTTGCTCCAGTGCTTTCTCGTACTTCTTTTTAGCAGCCTCATAAACATCATAAGCATCAGCATCATAAGCAGCAGCATAAGCAGTATAAGCAGCAGCAGCAGAAGCAGCAGCCTCATAAGCAGCAGCAGCAGCAGCAGCAGCAGCAGCAGCAACAGCAGCATCAGCATAAGCGGCAGCAGTCTTACGCTTGTCTTCCATGTCTTGCTTTAACTCTTCCAAACTAGACTTATTCATCGTTCTTCTCCATTAATTCCATAGGACTTTTCGGCTCTGGCGGCGCTACATAGCCATGCTTTGCGGCATAGGCTAATGCGTTATCCCTAGCAGACTGTCGAATTGTCTTTACTGTCTCTAGCAACTTCGGGTCATCAATTTCATGCCATCTAAACAACATATCTAATTCATCTTCCATTCTCACTCTCCATATAATCAGTAATGTGATGGTCTAGGGCTTATGCTTGTCCAAGAACACACCAATGTAGCAATCTTT